CCGATCTATAGCATTCAGTCTGCAAAAATTAAAAAACCCCTCCCCCCTGTGAAAAATCGAAAAACCCTCCGAAATGTCAATAGCAATTTTCAACTTTTTCACATTTTTTTGTGATTTCGCATTTCTTGCAACACGACAAACCATTGAAAAGATGATTTGCATCTTTCCGTGTTTCTGCTACAATCTAAGAACAATAACAAATGAGGATTGATTGAAATGTTGAAACCTGATTATCACAAAGCGAAGATTGAAAGAGCAGAAATAGTTGATGGTCGTCTGAAGCTAATCATCAAAACAGATAATGGTGAGACTGTTTGTGATACGCTTAAACATCCATTGCCATTATCCCTAAGCAAGAAGCAGTTACTTAAACTATCAATCTTTGAAAGGTTGATATGTGCTATGTTTGGCGAAGACTTCTATTCATATGATGACATGATGGATGTTTGTTCATTCTTCACTTATCGTGATTTAGCTCATTTGTATATGTTGGCTAAAGATGAGGGGTTATTATAATGGCTACAAAGTTTGAATGTATCGAAGTACACGAAAGCGCAAAATCATTCTTTAGCGTTGGAAAGGTTTATGAAGTATGTGAGCCTATGGATTGCGCCATAGGTTTCGTAAAGGCTAATAACAATGAATCCATCGTTATCTATCACAGGAGAGAAAAGAACAAAGGCCATTTGTTTAACGCCTACTTTCCTGGATACATGGATGAACATCATGGTCATGTTGCGGCTATCTTCAAGTGTGTTGGATAAGGTGAGCAAATGGCTAAATACAGAGTATTGAAATTTGGTGATTGTGATGGTGTTGGCTCAATAGTTGAGGTTAAGGGATTTTTCAGAACTAGAACATACACAGTACAACAAAATAATTTAGGTAGTGACTGGAAAATCTGGATGTGCTTTGAGGATGGTAAACTTATGTTTGCTGATGGACTTGCAAGCGGAATAGATAGATTTTACAAATATCAATACGTTTTGAACGAAGTGATGAATGGTGAAAAAAATGAAAAACAAAATTGATTCAGCTTACTCAGGTGATTCAAATGTAAAAATGGTTGATGTTAATTCCGGTGATTTCATAGAAGATGAATGTTCAGCAACTGGATATTCTTGTGAATATGAAGAAACATCAGTACCTTCAGAATTCTTTTATGGTGAAGAAGGTGGCGAGCCAGTAATTGTTGAACAGTGCAAATATTGCGGCAAAGTTAAAGAGTAAAACAACAAAAACTATTTTTCACAAAAGCCCATTAATTTGGGTTTTTGTTGTTGACTCCATAAACGTAAAAAGGTATATTATATTCATACCAACGAAACAGGAGAAACGAAAATGAACAAAGTCACTTACAACCGCCGCAACAACATTGTAGATGTAATGGTAAATGATAAGTATGTTGGCTGTGTTATCCGTGGAGAGGATGGAAAATACAGAACAATTCATAAAGATGAAAGCATTGAAAACAAGGAATTCACAGCGGAACATTTCGCGCTGTATCATGTAGAGAAAGGAATGTAAGATTAACGGCCTGGAGAAATCCGGGCCTCTTTTACAGGTGGAGATATGTTTCATAAAGGCGTTGTTTGGTCATTGTTCGACGGGTCAGGTTACATGGTTCACGATTGGGCTTTAAATGGCTTTAAATGCTATTGCTTCAATTATGATGACTCAGACCACGGAGATTATAAAGGAGTTAAGGTTATTCACGAAAACATCATTTATGTAAATAAATTTATTGATGTGAATTTCCTTCCTGATGTTTACGCTATGGGTATAGATAGACCTGATATCATTTTTGCGTTTCCTCCTTGCACTGATTTAGCTGTTAGTGGAACAAGAAGCTGGAAAGAAAAGGCAAAGAAAAATCCAGACTTTCAAAAAGAGGCTGTTTACACTGCAAGACTTGCAAGCTGGTTTTCAATGAAGCTTGGAGTTCCTTGTTTAACAGAAAATCCAGTTGGCGTTTTGTCTACTATGTGGAGAAAACCAAATTTCATATTTAATCCGTTTGAATACGGTGGTTATCTTCCTGAAAATGATAAACATCCTTCATTCCCATATTATATAAAAGCTCGTGACGCATACCCAAAGAAAACATGTATTTGGGTAAACGGAGGTTTTATTATTCCACCACTTGCGCCAGTTCCGGTTGCTCCTGGAAAATCAAAGCAGTATAGACAATTGGGAGGAAATTCAACAAGAACAAAAATGATTAGAAGTCTTACCCCGCGAGGATTTGCAAAAGCAGTTTACCAGTACAACAGCAAAAGGTTTGATAAATGAAAAATCCATTTGTTACAAAGCGCAAAGTCACAAACATAGAAAGAATGGCTGTTATCTGTATGCGCCATGCTTCAGCGTTTAAGGCAAGAGAAACATACACTGAATCACAAAGAAACCTGAAAATTGCAAAAAAGCTTGCTCAATACGGAATTGCAATGTATGGTTTAAGAGCGTTTCATGATTATTGTCGAATGGCTGTTTACTGTGATTCAGTTATCAGTGAGCGCGTGAGAATGACAAAGGGAAGAAAAGATATCATAAGCGCATACGGAAATTTAAGAATCGCAACAATTGACTTTCTTGATGAGGTGTATCATGGGGACGTTTAGAAAATCGCAAATCACTTATGAGTTTCACATTGAACAAATGGAGAAAGTTAAAGAATCTTCTCCAGCAATGGTTACTGATTTCCGTTGTCCTGTTTGTGGTAAAAAGCTTTACAGCATGAAGCCAACAAAAATTGATGAAAAATATGATTCAACAATGATTGCTCCATGCTGTGATTCTGTTCTTTTCAAGATTGCATATGGAAGCGGAAATGTTACAGCAACCAAAATTTAAAATTGGCATCAATGATGCAATAGCCGAAATGAGCAAAAAAGGCTATGATGTTAAACGCGCTCCTTTTGGCGGTCAGTACGGAAAGCGTTACAACGTTTACCGCGCCGGATACCTTGTAGGGCGTTACACCAAATCTGAAATTATCAGAGAGTTTATTGATTAAAAAATGAGAAAGAAAAGATTTCAGGTTACATGTTTTTGTGATGCATATGGATTCCCTCATCGTTTTGGCGGTGGAAAATGTAACGGCTTGAACATTGTAGAATCATGCTTCAACAGTCGTTCATTGTGCATTCACTGTAACCTGTTTTCTGTTTCTGGATGCGAAGTGTTAAATGGTTTAGAAAGCACAAAAGAGTGTCCCGCTGTTCAGGACTTTTTAAATTATAATGAGGTGAAATTATGAATACCAAAAATAAAGCTGTTTATACCATGATTGGCGGATTGTTGATTAAGAACGTTCCTAATTGGGCTAATAAAGTTAAGATTCTTAGTAATGGGGCTGTATTTGCTTTAAGTGAAAACAAGCAATGTCAAATTTTAGATTCTAATGATTCATTTGCTTTGGGAAACCATGATAAATACGGATTTGTTGTTTTTGATGTTCCACCACTTGCTCCATGTTTTGAGGTTGGCAGTGCGTTGGGCTTTGATTCTTTTGGCGTGGATGGGTGTATTTCAGGTGTAAATTGCGGCGGGCCTATTGAAAGCGGCAAAACATACGTTGTTGGCGAACAAGAATTACCACATGAAGCTATTCAGGCTTTGGGGAGAGTTAAGCGCGTTCAAGAAAAGGACGAGACTTCAGTTAACATTTTAACACTCAGTTTTGAATCAGGTTCTAAACTTAGTGATGTTATAAATATTGTTGAATCTGAAATTTCAAACTCTGGATGTAATGTAACTGACAACATTTCATCAATGTCTATAAACGAGTTTAGGAAACATATCTCAGATATCGTAAAAGATAATATATACACTGTATCGCAAAAAATCGCTACTCACGTTTATAACGAAGAATACAATTCTTCTGATGTTACTTTATGGATGAATGAGTTAACCAAACTTGAGAGTCTCATGAGAAAAATCACTAGCGGCGGCGATATTCGGTTAAGCGTAATTTCTTAACATCAAGATTCGGCGGAACAAGGGGCGCGGTAAACGTTGCCCCTTTTTGCGTTTAAGGTGTTGCAAAAAGCGGTGCAATGTGGTCTACTATCTAAACACTAACAAATGAGGATTTATCATGATTAACAAATTTCAGGCTTTTAACCTTATGCGCACTCCTGAGTTTTGCAGTTTAGTTTTAAAAGACTCACTGATTTCTGATGATAAGCACGTTGTAACAACAATTCTAGGTATTCACGTTAATGATTTTAATGTTGGTTTTGTAATTAAAGAAATATCTAACGGTGTGAAAACATATTCAAGCGTTGTTGACGGAAAAATAAATAGTAGTCACGATAATATAATGCAAGCATTCGCGCAAGTGGTGGAATTATTCATGAATGCTTACAATGAAAAATGGAAAAAAGAGAACCGTTACGAAGTCGCAAAAGAACAGTTTAAGAGAGATATCATGCGCAACGGTTCTTTCATTTCTGGAGATATCATATATCTCAACGATGGTGATTATGGCATTGTTGATAGGGTTACTGGTTATGGCTATGAGCTTTTCATGAATAGCTCTAGCAAGTATCATAGCGTCATGAGTGATGGGCGAGGCGTTACAGTTTTTGGAACTCTCGACAAAAATCACTCATTGTCTGTTGACTGGAAAAAAACATTTATCACTTACCTTGATGGCTTCCAACCATCGGTAAAAATAGGAGATTGAAATGACCGTTAAACTGAAAAGATACAACATCGACCCAAACACAAACAGCCTTGTAGAGCATGAAGAGGGGCGCTTCTGTTTGGCCCCTGATGCAATTGAGGCGGTGAGGGTATCAGTTACGCAATCCGTAAACCTGGCTAACGCTGTTAACCATATGGCGATTGCTTTTAACCTTATCAGCGCTCCAACGTATGACGTTTTAAAGCTGGTTACTATCCTTCACGTTGTCTCTGAATCATTTGCAGGTATCGCAAAGGAAGCAGGGTTGACGCTTGAGCACGACAAAAAACCAAAGTTAGATAGCTAGTAACTCAAAAGAAAGCCAGTAGATACGCTAAATTACTGGCTTTTCTTTTTGTTGAGTTGATATAATCAAACCTAACACAACTCAACAGAGGCCCGTTAAAATGGTTAAAATCTTTGATTTCTCATCCCCTGAAAATTTTATTGAAGCTTTAAAACGTGATGGTGTCATGGTTTACACCTCTGGCGGAAAATTCAAATCATCACCATCAGTAACATCCGATGAAAGCGTTTTTATGTATGTTGCAGATAACAATGATGAGCTTGTTAGCATCATTTTATCAAGCGCTTCAAAAGTTCGTGGCGCAACAAAAGCTGTAAAAGGGGAGTAACTCAATGGCAGGAAGAAACCCAATCCCGGCTGAAATTCATTTCCTTAAAGGTAATCCATCGGAATTATCAAAAAAGGAATTGAAAGAAATTTCGTCAAGCGGCCTTGAGCCTATGACCGATTACACGCCTCCTCAGCATTTAACAGATTTTCAAAAAAAGATTTGGAAGGAGCTATGTGCAAGATTTGGGGCTGTTAAAATCCTTTCCGTCATGGATAGCATGGCTTTAGAAATGCTAATTGATGATTATTCAGAATGGCGCGAACATGCTGATTATCTGGATAAGAACGGATACACAATTTATGAAACAAAAACAAATGGAGAAACGGCAGAAAAGGCAGACCCGCGAAATGCTCTGAAGCATAACGCTCACCAAAGATGTGTTAACCTGTTAATTCAGTTTGGTTGGACTCCAGCGGCAAGAACAAAAGTTAGAGCAATGGGGCCGCTTGAGCAAGACCCTTTATATGGTGGATTAGGTAAAAGGCCGAAAAAATGACGGAAAAGAAAACCATTGAAAAAGACGGATTACCTGAAATTCGTACTCATGGCTTATGCTTTAAAAATGTCAGGGTTGAAGATGGTTTTCAATACGCCGTTGATGTTTGTGAGGGGCGCGTATTAGTTTGTAAATGGGTTCGCCTTGCATGTGAAAGATTCTTGCGGGATATGGAAAGGGCAAATGATGAAAATGATGAATTGCTCTTTTCTTATTCCAGGGCACAACACGTTTTAGATTTTGCCTCTGGTTACTGCGTTCACGTAAAAGGCAAGCGCTGGCGCGGAAAGCCTGTTGATATGATGGATTTTCACGCCTTTATTCTTATAAACATTTTCGGATTTATAAAACCACAAAGAGACGAAATTACAGGTGAAATACTTAAAGACGCTGATGGCGATGATGTTTATATAAGGAGATTCAGACACGCCTTTATACTTGTAGCGCGTAAAAATGCTAAATCTTTCCTTGCATCAGTTATCGGACTTTACATGATGTTCATGGATGATGAAGGTGGGGCGGAAGTTTACAGCGCCGCAACAACGCGCGAACAGGCTAAAATTGTTTTTGATGATGCAAAGGAAATGGTAAAAGCATCTGAAAACTTGAGGATGGAATTAAAGACAACAGAAAAAGCAATTTTTCATTCTCAATCATATTCTCGCTTTATGCCTGTTTCTTCTGATGCCGGAACATTGGACGGTAAAAACACTCATCTTGCAATTATAGATGAAATCCATGCTCACAAAAAGCGTGATGTTTATGATGTTATGGAAACATCAACATCTGCGCGCGACCAGCCATTAATTTTTGTAATTTCAACCGCTGGCGTAATTCTTGATGGAATATGCGTTGAGTTGAAAAACTTTGGCGTTAAAATTCTTAACTCTGAAGAAGTTGATGAAGATTCAGATTCATATTTCTTTATCTGGTACACGTTGGATGAAGAGGATTATGAAGAGCAAAATGTTGCTGAATTACTTCAGCGCCCTGAAATCTGGTTCAAAGCAAATCCAGGTATGGGCGTTTGTAAATCCATTCAGGATATGAAGAATTTAGCAAAAAAAGCAAAAGATGAACCAACAGCAAGAGCTAACTTTTTAACAAAGCACCTGAATATATTTGTAAACGGAACTTTCTCATGGTGCAACATGGAGCAATACAGAAAACTGAAGTTATCCGACAAATTGAAAATGAAGGGTAAAAACAATTTTGTATTATCTGTTGACCTTGCGGAAAAGATAGACCTTTGCGCGGCGGTAAAATCATATTTTACTGATTCAGGTAATATGGCTTTTCAGGTTAAAATGTGGTTGCCGGAAGGGCGTCTTGAAACTTGCAGCGACCAGGCAAGAGAAAGATATGAAAGCTGGTTTGCTGAAGGTTTGCTAAAATTCACCAGCGGAAACGCAATTGATTTCGATGAAATCAGAAAAGAGTTGCGTGAATGGGTAAGGGGTGAAGAGGATTATCTTGTCGAGCTTGCTTACGACCCCTGGAGGGCAACGCAATTCGCCATCAAATGCAACGAGATTTACGGCTGGCAAGTGGTGGAAGTTCCGCAGGTGGTGAGGAATCTCAATGAGGCAATGAGAGAGGTTGAAGCACTCATTGCTGATGGTAAGCTTTACAGGCCGGATAATCGCGCTGTCGAATGGATGTTCTCTAACGTTCAGGCCAAACGTGACCGCAACGGAAACATATTCCCTGATAAATCCAGCGTTGAAAATAAAATTGATGTTCCTAGTGCGCTTTTTACTGGCGTTTCACGTATAATCAGGCACCGGGACGGAAACACCATCCCACAGGAAGCTGAATCCGCCGGAACTATTTAAGAGGGGTTTTAGATGGCTGATAAAAAAGGTTTGATGGGCTGGATGTTTGGAGGCCCAAAAACAAAAACAGAGAGGCGCTCTGAAGAGGTGGAAGTTGGAGAAATCCCCTCTTTGCCTGATGATGAAATTGGGGCGAAAACGGCATTTACTGTTAGCTTAAATGATGATGGTGAGAGCCGTAAGGAAACTAATGTTTTTGTTAATGCAAACAAAACAAAAGTTACCAATGATACAGGGTTGGCCCTTGTAACTGTTTACGCCTGCATTGACAGGATTTCAGCATCAATTGCATCAATCCCATTTAAAGTTATGAAGCTTGAAGATGGTGAATATGTTGAAGTTGAAAATCATCCAGTAACAAAGGCTTTGAAGAATCCGCCTAACGACTGGATGACTTCATTTCATTTAATCCGTAATTTCATGGTTGATTGCCTGAAGGGAAACGGCTATATCTGGTTTAAAAAGAAATACACAACTGGTGAAATTATTGAAGTTGAATGGTGTCCAGAAAATAAGGTTGATACGTTAAACACAACTGCGCGGCGTTGGGTTTATACATATTCTGATGAATATGGAAATTATCACACCATCGACCCTGAAGATATGATTCATGTTCGCGCTTTGGGTAATAACAACAGGAAGGGACTTTCTCCTATTATGCTTCATGCGTCAACGGTCAAAACTGGCCTTGATATGCAAAACTACGGCGAAAACTTTTTCAATGGTGGCGCGAAACCTTCCGGCGTTGTTGGCGTAAAAGGTCAGTTGAATAATCAGGGCTGGACGCGATTACTTAATACATGGAATTCAAATAGCCGCCGCGCGATGGAATCAACAGAAAACCGTGTTATGTTTCTTCCTGCTGATGTTACATATACACCTATTTCAATTTCTCCTATCGATGCGGCTTTGGTTCAAACCATGAAGTTGAGCCGTTCAGAAATTTGCGGTATTTATAACGTACCAGGTTACATGGTTGGCGACCTTGATAAAGCATACAGCGGAAGTGTGACAGCAATGCTTACATCATTCGTAAAAAATACCCTTCAGCCGTGGGCCACTAACTGCGAACAGGAGTTTACGAAAAAACTTTTAAGTGATGATGAGATTGAATCAGGTTATATTGTTCAGGCTGATATGAAAGTATTGTTGCGCGGTACGCCTCAAGAGATGTTACAATTCTTTAAGGATGCTGCAACTACTGGATTTATCACAAGGAACGAAGGCCGCGCTGGTTTGGGTTATCCAAAAGATAAAACAGACCCGCAAATGAATAAATTCCTGGTTAACGTTTCTCAGTCAGGATTTGCGGATAATCAGGATAATCAGGATAATCCAAAAACTGAAGACCCTGAAAAAGACAACAAACAGGATGAGGAAGAAGAGGTGAAAGAAAATGAATAAAGAGCAACTGGAAGAGTTGAAGAAAAAAGCGAAAGGCGGCGCTCATGAAATCAGGACTTTCAGCGAGGGCATTAAATTAAACGTTGAAGAAAAACGCGCTTCTGATGGTTCCACCACTTCGCCAATTATTGTTGGCTATGGGGCTGTTTTCGGCGTTGCTTCTACTGGCCTATGGTGGGAAGAAATTCTAATGCGCGGTTGCATGGATGAAACAGATTTTTCTAGCTGTTTCGGTTTGTTCAATCACGACGAAAACGCCGTTTTAGGCTCTGTTCGCGCTGGCTCAGTTGAGCTAACTGTTGATGATTACGGTCTTTACTACAAAATCATGCCTCCTGATAGTGTTGTTGTTCGTGATTTGTATGTTGAACCAATCAGGCGCGGTGACGTGGTTCACTCATCCTTCCGTTTTTCGCTGGATTACTCAGACCCGGCAAACCCTCCTGATGAGTGGATGTATGATGAAGAAAGGGATGTTGTTGTGAGAAAAATTAATAAAATTTCTCGCGTTAACGACGTTTCACCTGTATTATTTCCTGCGTATGATGCCGCAGAGTCAAGCATCAGGGCCGCAACCTCATTTGATGAAATGAGGGAAAAAGCGGAGAGTGTGAAGGGTAAAAAATTTAACTTTCCTGTTTACAACATGTTTTAAGGAAAAATTATGAAAGTCAATTTAACCAAATTGTATGGCGAGCTTCGCAAGGCTCAGGACAAAGCAAAAGAGTTTCGCTCTAAACTTCAGGAAGCGCGAAAAGCTGGCGGCACCATCCCGGAAGAAGTTGAAAACGGCCTTTACGCCGCTCTTGAAGAGTGCGAAGAAATTCGCTCTAAAATTCTTGAAGAGCAAGAAAAGCGTGAAATGGATGCAATCCTTGCTGGCAACGTAAACGAAAAAGCGCATGAGGACACTGAAGGCCGCAAAACTTCAGAATACCGTAATGCGTTAACTGAATATCTGCGCAACGGCCAGCATTGCGAACGTGACACTTATAAAGTGCTTAACGAATACCGCGCTATGAATACCACTAACAACGAAAAAGGCGGGTATCTGGTAGACACTGAAACCCTGTCAAAAGTTGTTGAATCAAAATACACTTTCGGCGCTATTTATGCCATTTCTAACAAACTGAAAACCCAATCCGGGAACCCGATTCAGTGGGCAGTAAGTAAAGAAGGCATCACGCGCGGCGTTATCGTTGGCGAAGCAGAAAACCACGGCAAGAGTGATACAACGTTTGGCAATGAAGTGCTGGGCGCTCATAAAATCAGTTCTCAGATTATCCTGGTTTCTGATGAGCTGCTCATGGATGCTTATATTGATATCGCAGCATATATCACGCGCATTGCTCGCCGCCGTGTTACCCTGGGTATCGATTACTACATTATTAACGGTCAGGGCGGAAACGCGCAACCATCCGGTTTGCTGATTCAGATTCCGGCAGAAATGCGCGTTCAGGTAACTCTTCCGGCAGACCCGAAAAGCAAAGAATACTACGTTGCAGTTTATGACGGCCTGGTAGATGTGGTTCATAAAGTTGATGCGGCTTATCGCGTTGGCAGCACTTATCACATCGCAATCAACGACAAAACCCTTGCGACTATCCGCAAGTGGAAAGACGACAACGGCAACCCTATTTATGTTCGTGACCCGCGCGCTGACTGGCCCGAAACTCTGTTCGGCTGGCCTCTGGTTATTGATAATCAGTTGCCGGATTTAGGTCACAACGGCGCGGTAATCGCTGGTGATTTCCAGTTCCTGATTGTTCGTGAGGCTGGCGATATGGTTGTAAAACGCCTCGACGAACTTTACGCTGAAACTGGTCAAGTGGGTTTCCTTGCCTGGCAGCGTTTCGGCGTTGTGCTGGAAGACCTGGCAGCAATGGCGATGATGACATTTGCGGGTAACTCAGAAAATCCGCCGGAAGAAGACGAGCTTCCATAATTTTTAATGCTGGTATAATATAAAGGGGCGAAAGCCCCTTTTTTTATGGAGATTGCAAAGATGGCTGATACCATTTACAATTTTGATGATTTTTTTACTATTGAAGAAATCAGAAAACAATGTCGTGTATGGCATGAAGAAGATGATGATGAATTGAAATTTTTCGCTGTTGCTGCGATTGAACATTGCGCTGATACATTAAATCGTACAATCCTTAAAGTTGGTTCCACCACTTCGCCTGATTCTATTTGCTGTGATGATTGGCCTATTGTTTTTAATTCAAGAATAAAGGCCGCCGCTCTCCTTATGACTTCTAACTTATACGAAAACAGGGAGTCGCAAACGAGCTATAACACATATTCAAATCCAACATTTGATTTGCTGTTAAGCCCTATGAAGGATTTGCAAGTGAGGTTTAAATAATGAACGTTGGAGCCATGAAGGATATTGTTGAAATATACAAACAAAACATAGTTCCAGGAAAAGGCGGTCAGATGGAAAAGACCTATACCCTAGTAGCAAAAATGCGCGGTGACTGGAAACAAATTGCAGGGCGTGAATTTATTATGTCTGGAGCGCAATTAAACACAAGGCAGGGAACTTTATTAACCAGATATTATAAGGATGCGAGCGAAAAGCTTTTCATCAAAATAAACTATGGCACAATTTATGAAGTTGTTACATTCAATCATTCTGACAATGTAAACACTTTGTGGAATTTATCTAGCCTGGCATAAGGCGGATTTATGGCTAAACGAAACGCTTTGGATGCAGATGTTTTATTTACTGTCGATGAAGTTATAAAACTTCTTGACAGAGTTCCTTTAAATCCAAATGAATTAAGGAAAGCGATAAGGCCAGCGTCACAATATTTATATCAAAAGATAAATAATGCTGTTGGCACAAAGTGGGGCGTTAGAACAGGGAGGATGAAAGAACAGGGTGTTAAATTACAGGTTGCAAGAAAATCTGAATCATCAGGCGGTAAAAGCGCTGATTACAGAATTTACTTTTCACTTAAATCAAGCAGAGTAAAAGGAACGAAGGATTATATTGCACCTCTTTATGTTGCAAGATGGCTTGAAGGCGGAACGAAACCACACTACACAGCAAGATTTGCAACAATAGCGAAAGCAAGAAGGGGAAAATTAATTCTTACCGCTCATCAGCGTAAACTTAAACATCCTGGTTTTGCTGGTCGTCCTGCTGTTCATGATGTTGTTGAAAGTGAAAGAAGCAATGTTGAAAACATTTCCAGAAATAACATTATGTACCAGTTAAAGAAAAAAGGGGTAGAGGATGCGTGATGCTCTTGTGTTTTTGTTCAAAGATAGATTTAACTGTAATTTGTTTTGGGAAATAATTCCTGAAAATGCAAATACAGACCCCGTCGCATGTTATGGAATCAGCAACGAGCAATCAGAAAGAGAGATTGACGGTTCAGGCGTTGGTGTTCATTTTGTTGATTTTGATATTGATGTGTTGTCAGAGTCTCAAGAAGAATTGGACAAAATAAAGTGCGGACTGTTATTATTGAACGGCAACAGGTGGCATAGATACAGAGATAAATTTCAAATGCTTTTTGTCAGGTCTATTGGCGATTCTGGCGCGGCCCTGGGGGTTACAACGGAAAGCGGCAATGAACCACATGTAATGAGCATCAAGTTAACGTTATACGCTTAATTAAGGAGTATAAAAGATGGGCTGTGAAAAAACTAAAACCGCTACTTTAGGCGCTGGGACAATGTTTAAGGTTTCATATGATTGCGGGCAAACCTTTACCCTTATTCCTGGTATGACTGCAATCGGCGCAACTGGCAACATGGGGGAAGCTACAGAAACAACTTCCATTGATGAAAAGGCAAGAACCTATATTGGCTCTCTTGAAACCCCGCCAAACAAAACTTTCACCGGGAACTATCGCCCCGAAAACGCCGCTCAAAAGCGCTTTTATGAGGCCGCGCGGAAGAAAGAAGTTATTCATCTGCGAATTGAATTCCCAACAAATCCAATTTCTGTATGTGAGCAACATGTTGCCCTGCTGGGTTTTCAGGTTAACGAGCCTCAAGCAGAACAGAGCCTAACTTTTTCCGTAGGCGGTCAGGCTTCAGGTCAGGCGCGATGGTTTGAAATTCCTGTTGTTGGTGTAACTGCAATTTCAGTTCCTACGCAAGCTTTAACTGGCACGGTTGGTGGGACTGATTCTGTAGTTGTAACTTACACGCCAGCAAATGCAACCAATCAAACATCATCTTTCCTTTCTGCAAATCCAGAAATCGCTTCTGTTGATAGCGAAACTGGTGATGTGAAATTTAACAAGGTTGGTGAAACAGATATTTACGTTGTTTCTAATGATGGAGCGTATGAGGCAACTCAACACGTTATTGTAACAGCGTAACATCCGCCAACTGATAACCAATGGCGGGGAAACCCGCCCTTTTAATATAAGGTTATGAAATGATTTTAAGTAATTTAATCGGTGAAGTTCCAGATTTAAAAGTTGATGTTGTTGATGTTCCTGAATTTGGAAGCGAGGCGCAAATAATGTTGCGCGAAATGGATGCTATTTCATCAGCTGAATTCAACGAAATCATAAAGAAAAACAGATTTCTTGAAAACAAAAAAACACCTTTATTTTTTGCTTCTCTTATTTGCCTGTGCGCAATTGATGAGCATGGAAACAAAATATCAAAACTAGAAGACGCTGAAAAAATCGCTTCATCATGGAATTATGAACTTCTTTTCAGGGTTGGTGAAAAGGCGGCGGTATTAAATGGATTTATGGGGGATACTGTAGAGGATACAAAAAAGCCTTCAGGGAAAACCCCGGATACGGCTCAATAAGAAGGGTTTGTGAAGAATTAAAACTTCCTTTCTTTGTTGTGGAAAAATGGCCTGTTAGTGAAATCATGAAATGGGTTGCGCACTTCTCATTAAGAAGTGATGAAATTCAGGAATCACTAAATCCTAAACCAAAGGCTATTCAGTTGCCGCCTGAATCACCGCCAGAGGCTTACGTTGAAATATTCAAAGGAATATTATAAATGGCTATAATAAACACTCTCATAACTGCAACCGATAAAACAAAACAGGGGCTTGATAGTGCCTCTAAAGGTTTTAAAAGGTGGGGAAAGACTGTTAGTGATTCTGCTAATGATGCTCAGGAATCGCTTGATGGTTTTGAAGGTTCATATGAAAACATAAAAAACCTAAGATTTGATAATCTATCATCAATAGTTGATGCATTCAAGGGCGCTCAAACAAGTATAGATGGCGCTGAAAGCGTATTAGCTAAATTCTCAATTCGCGCTGGTTTGTTGGCTGGCGGAATTGGCGTAGTCGTTACAGGTCTTTTTAACATGGTTTCAGCATCTGCTGATTATGTAAGAGAAATGCGCCAGGTTGCATCCTCGACAGGAACACAAATAGAATTATTGCAGCAAATGAAATCTGCGTTTGCTGATACAGGTCTTGAAATTGATAAATTTGGCGATATCAATAAAGATACATTAGACCACCTGGGCGACGCTTTCAGGGATGGTTCCGGCCCTGCTGAAGATATGAAAGCCTACGGCCTTAATTTAAAAGATTTCAATAAATATCTGAATCAGACAAACGGCGGCATTAACGCAGTTATTCATTCTTTCTATCAGATGAAAGAAGCCGGAAGAACTACGGCTGAAATCACAAACATGATGGAAACTCTTGCATCTGATTCATCGCATATGATTACAACTCTAAGTAAATTCAAAGATGAAACTGAAGCGCTTAACTATATTCATAGTCAATCATCTGGAATAACTGCTGAAGTTGCGGAAAAATACGCTGAATTTGATAAAAAGGTTGCGAAACTTTCAACATCATTTCAGGTTTTTAAAGCTGAAGCTTTAGCGCCAACTGTTGATGAGCTAAATACACTTCTTGATATCCTTAACGGAAATTGGGATGAAACAAACTTCACTCAGTGGTGGAAAAACTTCTATTATGGAGGTGATACTGCTGTTGCTAAAATGCTCAGATATATTGACGGCGTAAAAGATATTGACGTTGATTCAGCAGGAAGAGACAATCTTAATAATATTGCAAAAAATGCATACTCTGATTTTTCAGAATTGAATAAACCAACTCCGCAAGGTGGCTGGATTGATAAGGACAAAGAGGAAAAGGAAGCAAAGGCCGCAGCAGACAAGGCAAAAAGATTAGCAGAGCAATTTAAAAAACAGCAAGAGCAAGCCGCTAAATGGTTAACTCAGTTAGACCTTGACAACGCTAGTGAACAAACAAAGGCTGAAATGAATTATCAAATCCAGCTTAAACAGTTGGATGATTTTTTATCAAAAAAATTAATTTCACAAAAACAATATGAGCATGGCGTTGAAGCAATAAATACACAGCTTTATAATAAAACGCTGGATTCAATATATCAGCGTGATATGGAAAATCTCAACAACAAAAAGGATAGAATGTTGTTGAGTGAAAACGAATATCAACAGCAATTGTTGAGAATTCAAAATGATTATCAACAGCAAAAAGTAACAAGCGCATATTATGCTGAAATGGAGGCTTTAGATGCCAAACATGCTCAGGGTATAATTAAGGAAGAAGAATATCAAAAACAATTACAGGGAATAAAAGATAAATACGCATATGATACAAAAAAATTAAATGACACTTTGTCAGATAAGCAAGAAAGGCTTAAATTTTCTCAAGACGCTGAAGACCTTCAGAAATTTACCAACAATATGACAAACGGGATATCTATTGCCAGCCAATTTTCTGAAGCTATCGCAAACGCTCAGGAAGAAGGAACGGCGGCATGGTATGCAGCAACAATCGCCACTAAAGCTATGGCTGTTGCTCAGGCTATCATGTACGCAAACCTCACAGCGGCGCAGGTGGCGGCGTCAACGCCTGGCCCTGGTGCAATAGCCGCTGGTGAGACTGCAAGGGCGTGGGGGTACGCTAACGCCGCCATGATTGCTGCCGTGGGTATTATCGATATCGCCGGGAAAAGGGAGAGTGGCGGCAAGGTTAACGGCGGCGGCTCTTACCTTGTGGGCGAAAAGGGGCCAGAACTGCTTACGCTGGGCGCAAACCAAACCGGGCAGATTACATCAAATCGCAACCTTCAGAACGCGCTGGGCGGCGGTGGCGAGCAATCAGGGGTGGTTAAGGTGTATCAGTACAACACCTTTGAATCCGGCGCTTCGGTTGGCGCTGAAACACTGGAGGCGATGAAAACGCTTGCTGAAACCACTTTTGACCGTAAAATGTATGATGCAATGAGGCCACAAGGCCAGATGTATAAAGTGATGAAAAACCAGTAAGGATAAAAAATGGCTAAATATATTGCAGTAGAAGCTAAAGATGTTGATACCCTTGTAACCAATGTTGCGGCTGCTCTTGCTGCAAACTCTGGTTATGAAAAAATGGAAAATCCGCATTATGATGGAAACCGTAAAGTATGGACTCAGACAATCGGAACAGGAACAAAACCTGAAGGAGCGCCAGCGGCTGCTGGTGGTTAATTCTTTGAATTGACAAAAAACCACAAAAGGGGTAAACTATTGTTTACCTCTTTTTTTTGGAGATTTAAAATGTTTAAAATAGCAAAAGAAACAATAGTTGATGGTTTAAAGGCCGCTTTATTTATCGTTGTCTGTTTTTTCATTTTATTTGATTTGGTTATAATGGTGAAATTATGTCATACAACATTTGGGTAATTAATTTTAAAGATGGCAAACAAGCAACAATGTTAAGCCATGAATGCGAAAGCGAGCGTGAAGCAAACGAGGCATCTGTTGAGAGGTTTGGCGCTAAATTCTCTCATGTGTCTAAAGTTTCACGCGCTTCATCATTGATTGGTGAAGCAAATAAAAACTATAATAAAGACTCTGCAAAGGGGGTTTTATGAGTGCATATGAAAGATTTGTATGGAAGATACAGCCAAAGCCCAGCGTTACCAATCAGCCATCAGCTATAATTTCTCAGCTGGGGGACGGATATCAACAAGCCGCCCCCCAGGGTTTAAACCCAAACATGAAAACTTATGGAATTAAAGTTGTAATAACAGATGAGGCTGATAATGAAAGGCTGAAATCTTTTCTTGAGCGACACGGTTCATGGGGAAGTTTTTTGTTTTATAGTAATTCAAGAAATAAATGGGTTAAGGTTAAATTAACAACCTGGACGGAAACACCTCATAGCGGCGTTTCAGTTTGGGAATATGACATAAACATTAAGGAGTCGGCATCATGATAGAATTGCAAAAAAAGATGATGCTGGAATCTGAAAGCCTTGAACCAACAGCAAAAGTAAGATTGTATGAAATCGATATGACCGCATTTGATGCCGGAATATATAGGTTTTATTCTGGATTAAATGAGAATGAATCAAATGTTTTCTGGAAAGGGATTGAGTATGAAGCTTTTCCGGCAAAAATTGACGGAATACAAAGAAACTCATCAGGAGCAAGCAACAGGCCATCTTTTGTGCTGTCAAACATAACAGGCGTTGTTACAGGTCTTTTTGTTAACTACAACGAACTTGTAGGGGCGATTGTAACTGTAATTGATGTTTATGCAAAGTTTCTTGACCCTGTAAATTTTAAAAATGGTACAAACCCTAACTACGACCCAAACCAGGAAAGCATAACTATATACAGAATCCAGAAACCAGGAACTATAAATAAACAATATGCAACATTTGAACTTGCTTTACCTATGGAGGCGGATAACGCATTAATTCCATCAAACGTTATGACTACCAACAATTGCCAGTGGATTTACAGGGGAATTGGTTGCAGATATAACGGCAATAAATACTTTAACGCAAAAGATGAACCTGTTACAGATATCAATCTTGATGTTTGCTCTAAAAAGGAAAAAGGTTGTGTTTTGCGGTTCGGCTCTGATGTTGCAATCCCGATAAGAATTTTTCCATCTTGTGATAAGGTTGGCAAGTAATGAGCATTGAAAAAACAATATCCGCATATATGTCAGGCGATAGAAATAATGAACGTTGTGGAATAGTCATAGAAAAATCAACAGGGCTTATTTTTAAACCTTGCGAAAACATCCATCCATACCCAAAAGAAGCTTTTTTAATAAACTCAAGAGATATTATTAAAGCATCAATAAATGGTAAAATTCATGCAATCGTTCATTCTCATGTTAACGGAAATAATAAATTATCATCAGTTGATAGATGTGTACAATACATCAACAGATATGATTATTGGTTATTCTGTGATGGTGAATTAACAAAGCACAAACCAATTGATAAACTCAAAGGAAGGGTTTTTAATGAGGGTTATGTTGACTGCTATGATTCTTTCAGGGATTTTTATTATCTTTGCGGCGTTGACATGAAAAAATATTCTCCTGATGAGGGTTACAGAATACCAGACTGGCATAGAAAGGAAGGGGCTAAATCTCCATTCATTGAAAACCTAAGCAAAGAGGGTTTTTATATGATTGAAGGTTTTAATGATATGAAAGAAGGTGATGTGATAATTTCACTGTTGGGTTCAAATATCCCAAATCATTCACTTGTTTATGTCGGCAATAATGAGGTTTTCCACCACTTGCCCGAAAGGTTGAGCGGAGTTGAAGTTTTGCGTGATTACTTCATTAAGATGAAACACTCTATATGGCGTCACAATGATAGCGAAAATTTGCCAATATCAGATGTTATAAATTTACTAAAAAGTGAGGTTACAATACATGGCTAGTATTATTTTGCATGGCGAAATGGCTGATAAGTTCGGCTCTAAGTTTGATTTTTTCGGAAGAACTGGTGATATATGTTTGCAAGCGTTCTTTATCCAGTTTCCAGAAGTAAAGGAATATATGATTAATGGATTTTTTCATTTTACAGTAATGGGAAAAGAAATATCAGGAGAATCAGAAGATTCTGCTGGGTTTGAATTATTCAAATCCATCAAAGAGCCTTTATCAAATAGCGATGAAATTCATATAACTCCCGCCGCCGCTGGCGCTGGAAAGACTGGAATAATGGGAGCTATAACAATCATTGCCGGGGTTGTTGCTGTTGCTGCTGCTTTCTGGACTGGCGGCGCAAGCCTTGCCGCATGGGGCGCAATGCAATGGGGGCTGGCGGTTGGTGGTGCTATGATGTTAATATCAGGGGCGTCGATGTTAATGACAAAATTACCAACAGCAACAACGCCTAAATCAGCGGCAACAAGCAAAAACTCATCATTTTCATCAGTAGATAATATGACGGGAAACGGCCAATGTATACCGCTCTTGTATGGTGAATGTCTGATTGGTTCGATGGTTGCAAGTCAACAAATCGAAACTTTATCAACGGTTATTGCATAAGGATTTTTAAAATGGCTGGAAAAGTCACTTTATCTGGTATTCTGTTAGACCCTTTAAACAAGCCGTTACCGGGCGTTCACATTGAGTTGAAATCTGTGAAAACTGGTGATGTGATTTCAGGTCTTGCGGCTGAATTTGTAACCAATCAGGACGGAAGCTATTCGATTGAAGTTCCTGTTGGTTCCTACAAGTGCGCCGTAATTACAGAAGGCAGAGAAACATCACTACCCGGATATGTAAATGTTTATGATTATTCAGGCTCAGGAACTTTAAATGAATACCTGTATGCGCCATGCCAGGAAGATGGCGAACCAATGTTCATTGTTCAATGGGAAATGATACGGCAGGAGATTAACGGAGCAAAATTATCAGTTGATGATAGTCTGCAATCTGTAAAGGGGTATACCGAAAGAGCAGAAAAAGCTGCTGAAGACGCTGAAAGATTCGCGGAGGTTTCTGAACATGCAATTTCAGGCGATAATGTTTTTTTTGCTAACCCTTCAGACCCGACTGGAACGATTCAAGGTATAGCAGGAACAAATACAGGCGATTTATTTACAGTTGTTTATGGTTCCGGCAGTGAGATTGCATATTCTGTATACCTTAATAATAATGGTGTTGCCAATCTTAAATATCAAATGATTTCCAAAGATGCATACGATTCATTGAGAGAAAAAATAAACTCACTTGGCATTGTTTCATCAAACTCTAAAATTTCCGGTGTCTCATTTGCCGTTGTAGATGAAAACGGTAAATCATCATGGCTTCAGGTTGGTGAGAAAGGAGAAATCACAGATTACACGGCAGATAAAATAAAAGAAAAAATTGATATAACAGGGCTTGAGGAAAAAGTAAATCAGCTAGTTGAAGAGCTTTCTGGTATCTCTTTTGTTTCATCAAACTCTAAAATTTCCGGTGTCTCATTTGCCGTTGTAGATGAAAACGGTAAATCATCATGGCTTCAGGTTGGTGAGAAAGGAGAAATCA